AGCAGGAAAAGAGGGTTATCAATTATCTCATTTATCTTTGGGTGAATTAGACACTTTAAAAAATTTAGGTTATTTGCCAGCAAATATAAATATAGATCAATATCATCCGTTTGAAAAAAAAATTGTTGCTATATCAAAAGATATTTATGACATACAAAATAATAAAGATTTATCTGTTCAAGAGAAAAGAGATTTAATTGCTGAAAAACAAAAAGAGGATAGAGTATTAAGAAAAAAGTTTCCAGAATATGCAAAAACAAAAGCTAGATTAAATGTCAAAGCAACAGGTTTAGATTCTAGTGGATTAATGATTAAGGAAAAATTACCTGATCCAAGTATAGCTATTGCTCCAGATGAAGCAGGAACTACATTAAAAGAAATTAAAACAGGTTCTCAAAAAGATGTTGAAGTTGTAAAAATTGCAAAAGAAAATTTTTTAAAAAATTTAGAAAATAAAAAATTTAGAAAAGTTTCAAACGTTTTAATAGATGCTGCAACAAGTGGTGGTTTTGGAGAAGCTGTTCAAACAATTTGTAAAAGAAGAAAAGCTAAAAAAGGTGGCAGAATGTTTGTAAGCACCGGTAGCGGTTGCCCTGCAGCTAAAGATGATCCAAAAGGATTTTTAAGAAGTGTGTCTGAAAATCCTAAACTTGCTAAATTTTTAAAATCTGCCCCAGGTAAAAAAGCCATGACTATGGCTGCAAGAGTAACTGGTAATGTTTTAAATCCAACAACATTGATTGGTGGCGAGGTTGCTTTTGTTTTAGGAGATGGTCTTAATAATTTTGCTTCTGGTTTACCTTTAGATGAATCTTTTGACAGAGCGTTTGTATTTGCAGATTTAGGAAAGTTTGAAAAAAACTTAATTAATCAAGCAAAAGAATTAGGATATGATGATAATCAATTAAATCTTTTACAACAAACAATAAACATAAATAAATTAGATAATAAAAGAAAAAAACTAGAGTTTGGATTAGATGTTGAAGAACAAGACCCAAGTGGTTTGACTTCGGATGCTACGATGGGGTTTGAAGATCGTTTAGTTAATACAAATAAAAACTTAGACGACTCTGTTGGTAATTATTTAGGCACTTTAGATAAAATGGGATTTGATATCAACAAAGCAACCGATCAAGCAACAGGTTTTAGATATTTAGATAATGTGTTTAAAAAACGAACTCAAGATCAATTAGTAAAAGATTTTGAAGATAGAAAAAGACAAGTAGATCCAACAAAAACACCTTTTGGTGATTTTATAAGCCCTGTTTTTGATTTAGGATCTTATACTCAACCTTTAAAATTTGCAGCTGATATAGTGAATCCTTTTACAAAGGACGTGCCTTTTTTATCTGAACGTCAACAAGAAGCTAAAAAATTAAGAGAAATGAGCGAAGAAAAATTAGATGCTTATAATAAAGCAAGAGGTTTTACGATAGAAGATATACAACAAGGCACGTCTCCACAGATAAGAGAGACAATGAATTATTTAGGCACCGATGTAACAGGACAAGGTTTTGGTCAATCATTTGCAGGTGGTGGTATAGCAAAAATAGCTGGTATAGACCAAGGTCCAGCACCAACATCAGGACCAAATTCACAAGGGTTGCCAGGACTATTAAAACGTGGTATTAAAATATAGGAGTATTAAATGGCAGAAATAGACAAAGGACTCCCGAACACTAGAAACAAACTTGAGATTCCTTCGGAAGAGGAATTGCAAGATGTTGCTGTTCAGGAACCAGTAGAAGAAAAAGGACCGATCGAAGTTATCCCTGAAGAAGATGGCGGCGTAACTTTAGATTATGAACCAGGTTCAATCAATGTACCAGGAACAGAATCACATTTTGACAATCTAGCAGAACTTTTACCTGATGATGTATTAGAGCCAATCGGAAACGACATGGCACAAAATTACATGGATTATAAATCATCAAGAAAAGATTGGGAACAATCTTACATTACAGGTTTAGATCTTTTAGGTTTTAAATACGAAAATAGAACAGAACCTTTTCAAGGGGCTTCAGGTGCAACTCACCCAGTTCTTGCAGAAGCGGTTACACAGTTTCAAGCTCAAGCTTATAAAGAATTATTACCCAGCGATGGACCAGTAAGAACACAAGTTATTGGAATTAAAAATTCACAAACAGAACAACAAGCAGGTCGTGTTAAAGATTTCATGAACTATTTAGTTATGGATCAGATGAAAGAATACGAATCAGAATTTGATTCAATGTTATTTCATTTACCACTAGCAGGATCGACTTTTAAAAAGGTATATTATGATGTACCTTTGGGAAGAGCGGTATCTAAGTTTGTACCAGCGGATGAATTAATTGTCCCGTATACGGCTACCTCATTAGACGATGCGGAGGCAGTAATTCATACTGTTAAAACTTCTGAAAACGAATTAAGAAAACAACAAGTTAATGGTTTCTATAGAGATATAGAATTAGGCACACCAGGCACAGACACAAACAACGAACTTGATAAAAAAGAACGTGAGTTAGATGGCACAAAAAAAACTGGTAAGAACGAACCTGTATATACTTTGTTAGAGTGTCATGTAAATTTAGACTTAGAAGGTTTTGAAGAAGTTGGAGCAGAAGGTGAACCAACTGGAATAAAATTGCCCTACATAGTAACTGTAGAAGAAGGCAATAGGAAAGTTCTTTCTATTAGAAGGAACTATGCGCCCGATGATCTAAAGAAAAATAAAATTCAATATTTTGTCCACTTTAAATTTCTGCCAGGACTAGGATTTTATGGCTTTGGACTCATTCATATGATTGGCGGATTGAGCAGAACCGCAACGGCTGCTCTCCGTCAATTATTAGATGCGGGTACGTTATCAAACTTGCCAGCCGGATTTAAACAAAGAGGTGTAAGAGTTAGAGACGAAGCATCTCCAATACAACCAGGTGAATTCAAAGATGTTGATGCACCCGGTGGTAATTTAAGAGATGCATTCTTTCCATTACCATATAAAGAACCATCTCAGACTTTATTAAATCTTTTAGGTATTGTTGTACAAGCTGGTCAGAGATTCGCGAGTATTGCTGATATGCAAGTGGGTGATGGTAATCAAGCAGCGGCTGTAGGTACAACAGTTGCACTTCTTGAGCGTGGTTCAAGAGTTATGAGTGCTATTCATAAAAGATGTTATGCAGCAATGAAGAATGAATTTAGATTATTATCTAAAATTGTTTCACAATATTTACCCCCAGAATATCCATACGATGTTGTAGGTGGTGCAAGAAATATTAAACAAACTGATTTTGATAATAGAGTTGATGTAATTCCTGTAGCTGACCCTAATATTTTTTCAATGTCTCAAAGAATTACTTTAGCACAAACACAATTACAAATTGCAACATCAAACCCACAATTACATAACATGTATCAAATCTATAGAAATATGTATAATGCAATAGGTGTAAAAGATGTTGATGCAGTTTTACCACCCCCGACGCCAACTGCACCGATGGACCCAAGTTTAGAACACATCAATGCTTTAGGCGGCAAACCTTTTCAAGCGTTTCCCGGTCAAGACCACAGAGCACACATCACAGCTCACTTAAATTTTATGTCAACTAACATTGTTAGAAATAATCCTGCAGTTATGGCAGCAATACAAAAAAATATTTTAGAACATATTAGTTTAATGGCACAAGAACAGGTACAATTAGAGTTTAGAGAGCAAATGCAACAGATGATGATGATGCAACAACAGGCAGCAACTAATCCACAGCTACAAGCACAGCTTCAAGCAATGACAAATCAGATAGAATCAAGAAAAGCTATCTTAATTGCAGAGATGACAGAGGAATATATGAAGGAAGAAAAAGAAATTACGTCACAATTTGACAATGATCCTCTTTTAAAACTAAAATCACGTGAAGTTGACTTGCGTGCAATGGAAAATGAGCGTAAAAAGAACGCTGATAAGGTTGATGAAGACCTTGCAAGAGCAAAATTAATGCAAGCACAAGAAATAGCTGAAGATAAAATGGATCAAAACGAAGATTTAGCAAAATTACGTGCTGGAGTTAGTCTTGCAAAGTCAGGTATACAACAAGCACAAGTTATGGTAGAAGATAATTAATTAAAAGGAGTAAAAAATGGAAAAACTAGATAAAATACAAATAGTTAACGTTCCAGAACAAGAAGTTGAAATAGATCCAAGATCTAAAACGACTGCTGACCAAGCGTTTAACTTAATTGGCACTGGTAAACCTGAATTAGACGTTCAAGGTCAAGGTGCTGTAAGAGCAGACAAGAAAAGAAAATCTAAAGCGTACTAATATGTGGTTTTCGGCAATTAAACTAGCCGTCTCTGCTGGCAGTAAAATTTATGCTAACAAGCAGAAGACTAAAATGGCAATGTCAGACGCACAATTAATGCATGCGTCTCGTATGGCCGAAGGAAAAGAAGCTTACCAAGG